AATTGGCTTAATTTGAATTAAGTTATTATTATCATCGGTAAGTTGCCTTTTAACAGCAGCGGAAATAGGATTGTCTTTTATGTCTTTATTAAACTGATCCAACATTTTAACAGCAAAATCATACGTTTTGACTTCTACATCCGTGTCCCGACCAGGCTCACCAACGCCAGGAAGACCAGCTTCTATTGAAGTAACAAAATTAGCTAAATCAGCAGGCATCATGGCTTTGAGATTATTAGCAGTATCAATATCAAAAATCATGCGCTCATAAGCAGCTCTTGCTCTATCGCCTTCTGGCCCAAAAGCATCAAGTTGAGCTTCTATCTCTGTTAGCATTTTCTGAGAAACGACACCCCCAGCAGTAGCAATATCATCTTGCTCACTAATCAATGAAACAACATTTGAAACCTTTTGCTCTCTCATCGCTACGTTTTTGTTGTATGTTCCTTGGAGACCTTTTCTAAAAGATTGAGTTTCCCCTAAAGTCATTCCCGTAAAAGGGACAGTTTCCATTCGCTTTAATGTTATTTGCTGTTCTTCAACTGAGGACGAGTTGAAATTAAAGATAGAATTTTCTTTAATCGCGTCATTGTATGCTTTAAGCTCAAAAGCGTTCAATTGTTTTTCTGACAATCCCATGCCAGAAAGAAGTTCAATAGATTTGGAAATTTGCTTTTTAATAGTTACAGCATTTGAACCTGGGAGGATCGCGTTTTGTATAACATTGTTATATTGCAGTTCCGCTGCGTTAGCTGCCTTCACCTTTTGCTTTTTAGCTTGTAAATTTACATACCAATTAGAGTATCTTTCTGTTGCCTTGGCTGTTACGCCGTTTAAGTTTTCTCTTAAAACAGTTGCAGCAGTTGGATCAATTACCTTCAGTGATTCTGAGTAACCGAGAGTAAGATCTGACAATTGTTCTTGAACCCTAGAAAAAGGAGTTTCATTTTGCTCTGCATCGTTTAAAATCCGCATTGTTTCAATTTCAGCGGTATTTTGTATTTCGGCTACAGCAACACGACTTCCAAGTGCATATGCGGCCTGATCGGCAATACTAAACGCACCACCCTTTTCATCAATTGCTTCGAGAGTTTCAACGGCACCTTCCTCACGCACCCTCTCTTGACCCCTTATTTCAGCAGCCCTAGCAGCTTCCTTGAAAGCAAAGTCGGACATACGATTAAGTTGCTGAGAAAGGTTCTGAGAATACCTTGCCTGCTCCCGCGTATCAGCAAAATCAATACTACCTGGTTGACGGGTTCTTACACCTAGTCGCTGATATCGTGGAAGCTGTGCCATTCTTTAACCTAACCTATAATAATTTACCGGCCATGTAAGCGGCCTCGCCCATTGTTGCAGCGGCACTTACATTTGCACTTTTCATTGCTGTTGTTCCGGCTGATCTATAAATTCCGCTTTGCGTGTAAGCTTCTCCAAGAGCAAGAGCTGCATTGTCTTTTGCAACCGCAGCCTCTCTGCTACCTTCCGACATAGCAAACATCTGCATAGTTGCAGCCGATCCAGATGTAGGATCTACACCACCAGCACCGGCACGGGCAACAATTGCCGCAAGTGTTTCATTTAGATTTCGCAGAGCATCCGCGCCCTGTTGTTTATAAGCAATTGCTTCAGATCGGCCTTTTAGTTCCGCAGCCTGAGCTTGTTGCTCATAGCTTGCTTGCTGGGCGCGGCCAACATCCCTTTGCGCACCGGCCTGTGCGATCTTACCTCCAACTGATACTATCGGACCTATGACTGACATTGCTTCCATGTCTTAACTCCCTACGCTCAACCGGTACTCAAGACCGAGAACAATCATTTCCAATGGAACACTCTGGCTAATAGTAATCTGCCCTGTTCCGCTATACCCCAGCAAGCCGTGCATAGTTTTTATGCCAGTGAAAGCCTCAACCGGTGAGTCCAGCACATCCTCGCCAAAGTTTCTAAACGAAACCTGTTTGCCGTTAATCGTCATGTCTTTCGTGCTGTTCACAATGGCATCAACCTGGATGATCCGTTTCTTAAAGCCTTGCACAGATCCAGAAGACAGCACCGGCTCCGCAGGCATTGTTCTAGCCGTGACCGCAAAGTTCAATCCAACTTGGTAGCTCGACGTAGCTGGAGAAGCAAAGGTAATTGTATATGGAGAAGCCGGAACCACTTGAGTAGGCTCCACAACGCCATCCCTTATAATCTGTACTGTCTCCCCTTGCAACTGATCCATCGTCACTGAGGAGGCCGCTCCGCCGCTCTTAACGCTATCCAGCGTGAGATCCGGGTCAAACTTCTCCAGCATATAATTATTGGACCCGTTTATCGTGCGCTTAACGATCACATAGACATCCGCGACCTCTACGCCGACAGCGATATACTCACCATCCGTAACGAACCGGCTGGGGGCAATAACATTCTGCCCGACCAGGATAGAGTAAACCGCCATCGATCCGTCAGTACCGTTGACCACAAACAGGCGATCCGACTCATCTGTAGACGCAGCCCTACGCGCAGCCATGTCAACAGGATCTTTTAGCAAGTGAGAGCTTAGCGCAGATATGTTTTGTACCTGATAGGACGCTGTAGTATCACCAAACTGGAACACGTTGATAGATTTACCCTGGCGCTGAATAAAGATTGACGCGCCGTTTAGCTCTTCAATCGGAATGCCTGACTTTGCTCCTAGCCTAGTCTGTGGCCTTACAAAGAACGTCGAAGGGGTGATCGGCTCGTTAGTGCCTTGCAGGATTACAAACTCACCACCGGTCGTGAAGATCCTAAAGTCATTGCCAGAGAACAAGTTGACGATAGTATTGAGCTGATTGGTATTAATGGTTGCCTCAACGCTCTCATCATCAAGTCCAGTACCGGCAGCAAAATCAAAGTAGTTGATTACGCCAGATCCCCATATAGTATTGGGCCGAGACTTAGATCCGCCAAAGTACAACCGGCCTTCATGGAATGCAGCAGATCGAGGCCACCCACGAGTGTTAGACCAAACGTCTTCGTAGCCATGTTCACTTTCCCAGAAACCAGCAGTAACGGCATCAGTGTCAAAGAAATCTACTTCCGTAACTGCCTTCATTGCCGTTGCAGAAACAAACTCAACATACCGAGCGCGGCCAAATGTGCTTGTTACCTGGGCGTATTCGCCAACGGCAGCAGGTGCAAACGCCTCTACCTTGTAACCCGTAGTGTTGTCAGGAGCAGTATCCCATGCAGGATAGACTGTAAGCACTTTAGTAGAGGCTACATAGTCTTCAACGTGCCGCGTTTGTCCCGATCCAGTACCAGAAGTTAAAGTAATAAACATACCATTTGGCTGATCGTCAGAGCTGTAACTTGTTCCGGCCTTGAGGGTAATAGTATCAGATCCACCAGCTTGCGCCGTGCCAGTGTCCGTAACCATTCCTGAAGCTGTGATCGTAATATTGCCAGTCGAAGCGCTGGGCGTAATAGTAAAGTTTGGCATATGCGTATCAAAGGCATAAGCATACTGAGGAAGGTTTGTCAGAGGTAGGTTTTCCAACGTCCAGCTTGTGTCACTGTTGCGAACAAGCCTCTTCGTCTGTAGATCCTCATGGCAAAGAATGAGCGTATCAACCGCCTGGGTATAGTTAATGTTGTCCAGCATTGCCGTAGTGATATCAGTCGCAGCAATATAGTCATTGCCAGAACCATTAATATTGGTCTGCAAAACCCCAGACTTGAACACATAGATCCGCTGGGTAACGAATACCAACATATAGCTATCATCAACGCTAAACTCAAAAGGGATTACCTTAAAGTCAGTAAAGCTTGAACCAAAGTCATAGATGAACTTCGTACCATCCCGGCGTTTAAAACCACCTTGAGGCTGAATGATTACATTCGTAGCTTCCTCAAGAGCATTTCTATATTGCTCAAGGTCGGTACGAGCGCGGATAAGCGGATCAAGCTCACCAACCGAGAAGTTCGTTTGGAACTGCATAATCCGCATTTTAGTATCTCACATCAATAAGAGAATAATCCTCAATGATCTGCGGCGGCTTACCGCGACTATCTATGTTCATTGCCTCACGCATCAAGCCACCACGGTTTGACTCACCGGGTAAGCCATACGTTCGGCCTCTAAAGTAATCCGACTTACTGATTTGATCTGTAATTGTAAAAGCCAACTCCGAAGCAAGCGCAAACTTTAGAAGTCGCACAAAATAATTAGGCATCTTACTCTCATCAACCGTACCTTGGTAGTCGATAAAGATCTTCTCGAAATTTGTATAAAGCTGGTCGCCGTAAATCTCCCATCCATAACGCACGGGGTTCTCACCGATACCTGCACTTGTAAACAATGCAATCACGCCTGAGAGCATATCTCCCGGCATTTGATACGCATACTTCCATTCATCGATGGGGGCTGTGGAAAGGCGCTGAAGTTGAACCTTCTTAACGCTCCAGCTCCATAGATAATTGGAGAGGATGGAGTCACGGAGATCTGGATAAAGTCGATCACAAGCCTGGGCTGAGTCAGATCCTTCTGTAAAAGAAGAAATGGGCGAAGCTCCCAACATTATCAGAGCATCCGAGCAGATCGAGAGTGAAGTGTCACCAGCAGCCATAATCGTTCTCCGTAAAGGGTAAAGGGGGCCAGTGGGTCCAGCCCCCTCTTTCTTTAGATTACTGCCGTTGTAATAACGCCAGAAGTGTTGGTTGCTACGAGCGTTTGACCGCCATCGCTTCCGTATGTGTAGATCCAATCACCGGTAGTGATAAGAGCTTCAACTGTGTTGAAATAGCCAGAGCCAGCGATAGCAGCTTTGTTATCGCCAGAAGATTTGTAGCTATAGATAGCTGGAGCATTGCCGCTTTTAGAAGCGCCAACGGTTGCCCAGTTTGCTGTTGCGAATGCCATGTCTTATTCTCCTTATTCAGTGCAAGAAATTTTGACAATGCCTTCACCGTCGATAGCGACAGAACCAGCAGAGAACATGGAGCTAACCAAGAACGATGTCTTTTCAGGGACATAGTTAACTTCGGTTTTCTGAGCCATCGACTCAGCATAGCCCATCGAATCTTTGTGCCAGGCAAAGCAAGTACGAGTAGAAGGCTTAGGAAGACCGTTTTCGTCACGATCACCGATTGCCATGATATTGAAGCCCATGAACGTGTTGATCTCACCTTGGACAAGAGCTTTGACAGAAGCAAAGTCTTGGCTTGTGATTTCAGTTTCACCGAGCAAGGCATCTAACTGAGAAGCGTGCATGAGCAAGTTGCGACCCTCAGAAGGTACGTTCTTCTCATTCATTGCTTTCGCAGTAGCGCGGAGCTTTTCGATGTTCATGTTTGTGCCAGCGCCACCGATTGTTGTTGCAACAGTAGATGTGCCAGTGGCCGCGTTCAGAGCATCGATCATGATCTGGTCCATGCGTCGAGCAATAGACTTAGATACAACCTGTACCAATTCAGAACGCTCATCAAAGTTGATGTGGGACTGCTGGAAGATGTCTGAGTATTCCGCTGCAATGTAATCTTCCATTGTCGCGGTTACTTGGCCGTATGTGA